TTCCATATCATCATCATTCAGACGTAGTACATTACGTTGTACCCATGCACGTGAATAATATGAACCAACAAACGGATCGATTGCACCCAATACACCCAAACGGTTCTGAATCAGTTCTGCTTCTTTAAGTTCAGAGAAATTATTGTCTTTGATGAAATCGTAGTAAATGTTTTCTTTGAATGTGTCCCATTCTTCTGCGGTACAAATGCCTTTTAATACACATTGTACGCGAAGTGCTTGGTCGAAAACTTCCGCAAATTTATTACGTAGTCTGTCAACAAATTTGGAGAACTTCAATTCATCACGGGTGATCTCACCTGTACGGCCTAGGGAGAAACCGGATTGGTTAGGATCAAGTCTGGAGATAGGAACGTTCAATGACTTGTACAGTTTCTTTTCGAAATACTTAACGTCTTCCAGCTCACCCAGGTTCTGTCCACCAGGTAGTGTGGTGATTTCTGTACCCTTACCACCTTCTCTACGTGGTAACCAGAAGTCTTCCATCATGGATAGGAATTTACGGTCATCACGAACTTCACCGGTGTTTGCATCGTATACCAATTTGTTCTTATACTTGACCATAATGTCACGTAGGTATTGTTCTGCCTTTAATTTTGGCAAGTTACCAACGTCAATGTAGAAAATTCTACGTTCTGGTGCTCTAGAGATACGATAGATAACTGTCGCATCTTCAATCATACGTAACTGGTTCAACGGTTTGATTGCTTTGTGTAGATATGAGAGGACAACAGCACGGCGGGAGTCCATAAGGCCAGACACAACAGAAATAACAGAATCTGTGGTAATTCTAACACCAACAGGACCGTAATTAGAAGAACTACCAGTAACAACCTTATCGTTGTAGATGTAGTATTCGTTGACTGTTTGTACAACTTCTGCACCGGTTCTTTCATCTTTTTGTTTCCTTATTTCACGGACCTTACGTAACTTACGTGGATCAATATAACGTAATTCTTTTACACCGGCAGTTGGATTCTCACGGTCAATGATTACATGATAATAAAGACGACCATCAACATAATATCTACGGAAGATATCATGTGCCATGTTGTTATAGTTCAACATGCGTAGAATGATTTGAAATTCATTCTTGATGGCTGTTTTGATTTTTTCTGGTTGTTTTAAGTTGTCTAAGATGATTTCGATATTTTTACCATCATCATCTTGGCAAATAGCTTCATTAACTATGTCATCGATGGCCGATTCGATTTCTGGTTGCATAGACATTTCACGGTAACGAGAGATAAGTTCTACCTCATTTTTTGCGGTACCGTCCAAGTCCACATATGTACCATAATAGGCCGCAGATGTGATAGTTAATGCGCCGTCATCGGCTGAAGGAGGAGCAAAAGACTTTTGTAATACGTCTTGTACTTCTTCTTTTTCACGTGATATTGTGAATCCGAACAGCGAAAATTTATTAGGTGTTGCCATAGTTTCTTTAAATTAATAATAAAATCACAAAAACATAATGGAGGGCACAAGGCCCTCCTTCGAATTATCAGGTAGTTGTTCCAGTTTCCCAGTATTGATATGCAAAGGTTGTTGCAAATTCTTCGATAGAATCATTTGAACCCCAATCCAAATCAATTGGTGCTAGATCCACTGGGAATAGACCAACAAATTTATACTTCTTCAATTCATCACCAGTCTTACCATATTGTGTAACTTCAGCATCAGTTGTATAAGATGATGGTGCTTTTGCACTTGAACTACGTTCGTTACCAGCATGACTGTTGATTGCATTCATCCATTTTTCAATGGTGTTGCGGATTGTAAAATCTTCATCGTTAATGATGGTGATTGTCCAGTCTGCAAATGTTCTGTTACCAGCAAATTTAATTTCACGACCGAAATAAGAAACTGGTACTGAATTAATTGTTGAACCTGGTAGTTGTGCTGCTTTGGCCATAAATGTTACTTTACGGCTAGCATCAACACCACCATCAACAATTTGTGGGAATGTTAGGGAAACAGAGAACAGATTAGGACGAGCACCGTCCCCCAACATCTGACTTCTAAATTCTGCTACGTTAAAGGCCATTATTTTCTCCTGTTATGGTTGTATTTATTAGACTGCACCAACGATTGTTGTGAAGTCAACACCAGTTGCAACAGCCACAAAATTCAACTGAATAAAGTTGATGGAACGAGCAGGCTTAATGTAAATGTCACCAACAAACTGGTTAGAATCAATTACTTGAGGTGTGTTGTTTGTTGTGTCACATACTACTTTAAAGTCTGTAACACCACGGCGACCTTGAATATCACGCAAGAATGGAGTTACCAATGCAACGAACTGAGCTCTTGTGTATTCATCATTCAATTCAAACAATGAAGATTGTGCAGCTCTAGAAATTGCCTTTTCAAGAATGATAAACAGACGACGAACGTTAATACGATCAAATGCTGAAGGTTTGTTCAACAATGTCTTATCACCGAACAGTACTGTTCCTTGACCTGGGAATGATACCACTGGGTTTACACCTGCAGCATACAATGTGTCACGGTATGTTTTGTTAGGATTCCATGCCAACTTAATGCAGTTCTTAATTGCACCACGGTTGAAACCTGCTGGAGAGAACCAAGGATCACGAACTGTGTCTGTGTATACACATAGACCAGCAACATCAGCATTCAATGGAACCCAACGGTATACGCTGTTATACTTGTCGTATTGATATTTCCAACCAGAATCAGCAACAACATAAGAAGAAGTTCTTCCCAATGCAGTCAACCAATCAGCAATGTTACTTGTTTCGTCACCAGCTTGGTTAACAACGTTTGCGGATGGAGGTGAAACGAATGCAATACAATCACCACGTGAAGATGCAATATTATCGATTACGTATTGTTGAACTGCAACACTTGCATCACCAGTTAATACCAGAGAAATGTCTACTGTTTCTTTGTTGGAGAACAAATCAAATGCAGTTTCGATGTTACCGTCTGTAGTTGCAACATCAACGCCACCGGCCATTGTTAAAGAAATGTCTGAGTGTAAGGTTGCAAAAAGTGTATCGGAAGTTGATCCCCAAGTCGCTGCAGTGTTAGCATAATCTACTGGAGCAACAGCGTAAATGAACTTGGAATTATTGAAAATAACTTGTTTATAGTAGTTAGAAGCACCATTGATAGATGCGTCAGATGCCTTGGATACAAATGCATATGTTTCCAACACTGTACCAGCAACACTGAAGTTTCCGTTTGTGTCAACAACCACAATGTGCATTTCATCCGCTGTACCGCCTGCAGCAGATGCTTGTTCGGATGTTCCTGGAGCAGAAGTGAAATAACCCTTATAGTCCCAAGATGCGAAATCGGTTGCATTGTCAACAACAGAAACTGTTAGGCCGTTACCTAAAGCACCTGGGTAACGAGACATGAAAGCACCATAAGCATTTGTTGTGGTGTTCAAATAAGTGTTTTCGAAAATATCTTCGTTTGCAACTTGTATGTGTGTATGTGTAACGTTATTTGCGTCTGCGTTTTTAGTATTTGTATTAGCTGCTCTGACTACACTCAAATTGTTTCCATATGCCAAGAAGTTGGCCGATGTAAAGAAAGAAATTGCAGAATTGGAATCCGGTGTTCCAAAGGTTTTTGACAGAGTAACTTCATTGTCAACCAATACGATTTGGTTGGCTGGACCCCAACTAAAGTTTCCAGCAAATGCACCAGCAGTAGTAAGAACAGAAGGAACGACAGTTGTTAGGTCAACTTCTGATACATTTACGCCTGGAGAGATTTGAAAAGCCATTTTATTCTCCTTGAATTAATATGTGTTTTGGCAGTGTAATACCATAAAGAATATTTATGAAAGGCCAAATTTATAAATTGTTAAGTCTTTCTCGGATGAAACTTGCATAAGTCTCACCTCCATTTGCAACTTCCCATAAATCACCACCCATAAGTTCGAATGGAACCTCAAGTCCATCATCTATAATTGGTTCAGGAAGTAAATTTTCATCCATTTGATTCATGTTTTCCAACTGAATCTGTTTACGAATGTCATGGTTAACAATTTCTTTGAAGTATTGTTGTGTTGTTACCCATGCAAAAATCACCAAAGACATGACCAAGTCATCATTTGCACCGTCTGCGGCCGCAAAAGAGTTCTTTTGTTGTTCAAAAGTTGTCAGTTCTGAGTATGTATCAAAATCTTGAATTACAAGTTTGTCACCTTCAATCAATGTTTTCAGGTTAGAACAACCAATTGCTTTAACCTGTGGTGACATTTTCAGACCCATTTGAATGCCACGTGCAAAACCTGCACTTAATTGTTGTGGTTTCTTATTGCCTGTATAAATTTTCCATAGGTTTTCATATTCAAAGTCTGCATGTAATGAGTCTGCAACCTGTGGATTGTTGTTGATTTCAACCAAAACATATGCATCATTGTACATTTTGGCTGTGTTATAGATTACCGTAGGGAAAAGAATAGGTGTTATTGATGAACTTGCATATGTGGCCACCTGTTTATACGGTGTTTGTGATATATCAATAACTTGGAATGCAGAACTATCCAAATTCTTGCCTTCTGAAACGTCAACGGTAATACAATATAAGTGATCCGATTTTG